TGACTTTGTTGATAATTATAGAAAAAATTTGAGAGTTAGCATGGTCGCCAGAGGCAATGCAGCGTTTGTGGACGCTGTGGTGAATGAGGATGATGTCTATGTTGATGATTTATTCGGCTATGAGAATATTGACTCTGTAAACTCCTCGGTAAACGTAGCATTTGACCCTATCAAAAATAAACTAAGACCGGCTTTCAAGACTACGGTTTTGACGGACTTTACAGTTGATGAATTGAAAATTTCAGGGGTGACCGTTTCAAATGATGGTGTTGCACTTACGAACTTCACTGAGCCAGCAGCACCATATATCACTCAACAATTCTCAAACAATCCTGTGTCATCTGTTGACATCAATCCTTTTGGAATCAATGACTATCTTGGTTCAATCAAATTAACACCACATAGGGCAAAATATTGGAGTGAGTCAAGACGGGCAAGAGTTATCACTAATGTTAGAGGCGAATTGAACGCATATGAAAGTGAACTCGACTCTTATTCTGATAACGCTGGTAGAAGAAAAGGATTTGGAACAGTCTGGAGAGACTGGGAAGTTTTTTGGTGTGGCGTTGAGGAAAGAGATCGGGACATTGAACAAAATAAGGTGTCCAGTAGAGTATACAACTCACCTAAAAAGAGTGCTACAATTCGTAGAATTTTGTCTGAGAAAACAAAGAAAACTGTTTCGGGTAGAGTGATTGATTTGTCAATCAAACCTTACCTTGATACCTTTACTCTGAACGGGGTCGTGGAGGGTGTTTTACCGGGAGCAACTTATAATTTATTCTTTGACGGTGTAATGCAAAATCTTTCAACGCAACCGTATCAGGCTTCAACTGGTCCGACAGCGGGTGGTGGCACTTTTGAGTTTACCACAGTCATTCCAGCCGATACTTACACAACTGGTAAAAAATTAGTTAGAGTGATCAGTGGTTCTGCCGATGATAACGTGTTAAATTGTGATTCATCCGCCGACGCAATCTTCTATGGTGAAGGTAGACCTGACACTGAGTTGTTTGGTAATACGCTGATTAGACCACCAACAGTTAGAAGAAAGGCTGCGGATGTAAACGAAACATCTGATGAATACTTCTCTGATGTTTTTGAGCAATCAAATGCGACTCTAGTAAATGCACTGAATCCAGTTTCACAAACTTTCAATGTCGATGCCGAACTGTATCCAAATGGACTGTTTATCAATGAAGTCAATCTATGGTTCACTCAAGAGAACAAAGATGTAACTTTGAGAATTCATCCAACTAGAGCCGGTAATCCCGTCACAAGCATTGTGATGCCGTTTGCAGAAAAAACATCAATTACAAAATCAGCAGTGTTGAATGAGACTGGACTGTTGACAGAAGTTTCAGATGATACCGCAACGGCATTCAAATTTAGCACACCCGTGTTTTTACCCGCTGGTGAATACTCGATTTCGGTGACCACCAATGACACTGAAACAAGAATCGTAACTTATGATGAAACTTCTGGTGACGCTCCACTTCGACCATCAAGTATGTTGAAAATTTACTTACCGCAAAATGATGGATCTGTAGTTGGTTACAATGATCAATATTTTGCAATGAAAATTACGAAGTGTGCCTTTGATACGGGCGTGGGACAAAACTTTACACTTAGCACATCTGCTGCGAATAACACTCCCACTGATGCTTTATTCGTCAGTTCAAACCCACAAATCTCTTCGGCACAAACCGTATCCTGTGGTGTCCAGTTGAATGATCAGGGGACTTTTACGGTTCAACCAAACAACACGGTAACATCCAGAAATCTTGGTGGTAGAATCCTTACGGGAACCACACCCACTTTGACTTTCAATCTGCAATCTGATGGCGATGTCACTTCTGTCGTTGACACAGAGGCAGTTGCACTATTTTTACCTGCTGCCGACATTACCGCTAGAACTACATTGCCAACAGGTGAACTTTCAAATGAAAATGATGTTGGATCAGAAAATCACTTTAGGTACTACAGTAAAGTAGTTGAGTCAGATTCATTTATGAGTGGTATTGTTGTTGCAATCGATGGGTCATTTGAAGGTTTAGATGATCTTAGAGTTTTCTGTAGAACCACCGTTGGGGACGAAGACATCTTTAGTCAAGATTTCTTTGAGGTTTTCTTAGGTGGTCCAAACGAAAATGATGATACTGCACCTGCATCTCAATTTAGTCCTAGTCTATCATCTGCAACATACTTTAGAAGAAGAGATACGAATATCTTTACAAAGTATCAATTCAAAATTGTCGGTGTTAGAGATGAAAGTGCAACTAGCACAAGTGCATTTCTTCCTGAAATTAATTTCGTCGGAGCCGCCCCAGTTAGATCAGCCAGTGCCTTTATTGCAAATCAAGGAACGGTTGAGTTTGGTGACACCGCATTGGTTCCCAGAGGCTCTGTTTTTGCAGTCCTTGGTAAACCGGATGAATATACACAGGAGATCAATGGTGTTTCTCGATATCTTGAGTTGGATGGTGGAACTCATTCAACAGGCAAATACCCTGATCTTAGAGCATTATTAGTGGCATCGGGCGTTATCCCTGACGATAACCCGGACGAGTTCACTCTGCCCAACCTTAGTGGTCGAACACTTGTTGGTGCTGGAACAGGCATTCAAAATGATTCAACCGGAGGCTTGACAACCCGATTCATCGGCGATCTTATTGGTTCCGAAATAGCACCCGGTGGGCAACAGATCGAAGTTACCGTTAAAAGCACTTCCTCAGAAACGGGCGGTGGTGAAGTAACCGCTCTCAGAACAATCGATGTAGTTGAATCTAATGTCGATACGTCCTCGAATCTGGGACTCGTGACTGCCACGGCAGAAGCCACAGATGGTAGCGGTAGCACAACTAATTTACAACCCTCGTTTGTGGTCAACTACATAATCAAGACTTAATAGGAAAAGCGAATGGCAACACCTCCATCACCCGGAAATACATTGGACATTCTCCTCACAGGAGATACGTTTCGGACTTGGTTTGATAGATCAAACCAAATTATTGGTTTTGTAAATCCAATTGAAGTTTACGGATTGACAAATGATGTTTTGCTTCCCGGCATCACATTTTCTGTTGACTCTGATGGTATTGCTAATTTAGGTTTATCTTTACCCGGATACATCACTGGTGATTTTGTCTTTGGTGGTGGTATTACCTTTGAGGGTGATTTGATTACATTTGCCGGAAACACTGTCGATTTTGGTGGTGCGACTCTTACAGGAAATGTGGTTAGAACAGTAAATGGTCAAACTGGAGATGTGACTATTTCCGGTGCTGGCTTGAATCTTCCCGCTGGTATTACAACAGGTGATTTGCTTGTTTACAACGCTGCGGGAGAAACTCTTGAAAGATACAGTTTCTTCACAGGTGGCACATACGAAACTAACTATATCAACTTTGCAAATACAGGTGGTTTGATTCTTGGTGCTGCAACTCAAGACGCTGGTAATTTCAGACCCGGATCAGTTCAACTTCACGCTGGCGGAACAGCATCAATTCTTTTCCGTGATACCACATACACTGGAGCGGTGATTAGAAGAATTGGCACAGTCATCACACATAAAAATGAAGGTGATAACACTTTCTTTAGAATTCAAGGTGGTGACACAAGTGGAAATCTTGATCAGAATGTAAACGCTCCTTATGTGACGATTGAAAGCACGGATCGAGAGATTGGTCTTCTTGGAATCACCAATCCGTCAGCACCCATCCACTATCTTTCTAGAGCAGGTGTGAGTGGTGATTTTATTCTTGAATCCAGCACAGGAAAAACTGCTGCGATTTCAATTGAAAATGCTCTTGACGGTGAATCAAGTCTTGACCTACACGCACTTTCTAACAAACGAGTTAGAGTCATTCTTGATCGTGCGGCATCTGACGCTGCGTTTGAGGTTGAAGGTTCTCAATCAACAAATAGAGTAAACATTTTCAAAGTTGGTGAAACTGGTGATGTTGTCATTGGTGGTGATAGCAAAACATCAACAGGAACCACTCTTGGTCTTTTGAATCTTGCCAGCGGTGCTTTGTACCTTGGTGGCAGGACAGGAGCCGCTGGCAAAACTATTATTTCAAACGGTATTTCTGTTGATTGGGGAGAGGCAGTTGGTGGTCTTACCCAAGTAACCATTGTTGGTCAACATGGTGAGAGAGTCTTGTCTCCCACGACAGGCACAATCAATTCTTTCAAATTTGGTGATACTAAAAATATTGGTTTCACTGCTGATCTCGTGGATGGAAACACGGTTGGCATCACCTTGAGTGCTTACATGAACACCAAGGGACCGGATGATGTCTTTGGTGTGACATCCGATACCATCAAGTTTAGTCTCAAGGATTCTGGTGATACAATCACCGTGAACGAAACAGAGAAGGGTGGAGAGCGAGTCAGAGAATTTATCTTCCCCCGTGGTGGCGGTGCTGGTGGTGGACTTTTCCCGCTTGAATATCGTTTGGGTCCATTGACGGGAACAGATAAAGGTAATGCAAGAATCACCACGGTGAGTGGAGATAAAAAGAGAATTAGCATTGACTCCATTGATAACGCAGGAAGAGATGTTGAACATTTCCTCAAACAAATTGATGCTCAAAATGGTGGCGGGACTA